CGTTCGACTGTGCAGCTCCCGTGAGTTTCTCACTGTTGCAATAGTACCACGGATCACCAACCAACTTCTGCATGAGCCAAGTGGGATTGCTATCAGCTTTCCCCCAGGCTTTACATGCCCTCCACGACTTGTATGTCGCGGCCTCACTCAAAATTGATTCCGGTGACAAATCTGAGTCATCAGGAACCAAGTCCTTCGCATCGTAATCAAAGTAGCCACCTATCTGGCCGCTCACCTCAACATTGATCGAAGGCACATACTCCACAATCAGCCGCGTGAACCGGAAACTCTCGTACATGTGCGACAAAAGCACAAGACGGGAGTTCCTGATGCATGCGGGATTGATGAGAAAGTCCAGCATCTTCTCCCCCCAGGCGTACCCACCCGAGGGCGGGATCAGTGTGGTCACATAATCTGAGCCATCGACGACAACCACCTCACCCCTATTCCGAACAACAGGAGCCTTGGAACGTTTCATAGTCTGGGTGACAATCGTTCCCATAAGACCCTTGTTGTTATGCTTCGCCATCAACTTCCGCGCCACATTGACCACATTGGGCGTTACTTGCGACGGCAAAGCCTTCGGCACCTTCTTCTTCTTCTTGAACAACCCCGAGATCCAGTCCCATGACTTCTCCAAGATCTTGGGTCCATACTTGACGGCCAAATTGATGGCCTCCTCCTCAGCAATAGCCAAAACTTCTTCTGCCATTCTTACTACTCCAATGAGTAGGCTACGAACAGTTCTTCAATTCCGTGTCTGATACACGGGGTGCCCGTCAGACGCAGGGACTGTCCATCGACTCCAGCATAGTGCACCGTGCAGTCTCTAGACCTGGTGTGCTATTGGTACGGTAACCCGTTTTGGCACACAAAGGAGTCGACCCCGTTTGTCGCATCGATAAGCTGCATCATATGCGACCCAATCCTCCGGGAATAGTTCCACCACGCGGTGGACACACATCGGTTCGTACAGACTTAGACATTTGGCAATGCCCTCCAAATGCGCTTGTTGTGGGACGGTTAATCCCCACAACTCACTTACCATAGCTCTTGCCTCGGCAGTCACACCACGTCGAAGCGAAATAGCCACCCACGCGGGCAGCCCATTCTCCAAGCCACGGTTGCTAAATTTTTCCCTGGCCCACCAGTCATCCACATCATATCGTGGATTGACTCCGGAAGTTAGGTCAAGGCCTCGGACTATCAGGTCATGTAGCACTGGGCAACGTGGAAACTCTACTGCAAGGGAGAAGATCCTTCCCCGCAGGAGAGCCCGCGCCACCTTAATGCCACAGTCCCGTGACTGTCCACTGTACGCTGATAGAGTGAGCAAACGCTTACGAGGGTCAGTAACCATGTCATAATCTGAAGTCCAATACATGTGCAAAAACCCACAGCGACGGAGATTGTCCACAATGTCCAGCTTAATTTTAAGGCCCAGACACTCAAACTCCTTCTCTGTAGGCATTGCACCATCAACTCCAAATATGCCATCGTCACCCTCAACCACACCATCCACTTCCCAGCCATGCTCATGGCATAGGAACGACATGACCATCAGGTTATTAAACCCATTGGCCAATGATGTCCACATGTCCCCTGACATGCGTGCGTCAACCGAAGTATACGATATACTCCTGCCAACACACTCGTGTGGTCCTAAAACTCCACATCTCACCAATGCAAGAAGCCACCCTGCATTGGGCAACTGACGAACCATGTAAGATACGAGTTGTAGAAAACAGGCCCTATCCAAGAGTCTGGTCTCAGTCCCCTCATATGATGTATAGTCAGTCACCATCCAGTGAGCGAAGTGCCCCAACCTCTGCTCCAACCATCGTGGACGAGTATTTACCGGCACTTTCTTCACAAACCACTGCGTAGCATACAAGGCTTTCTCTAGCCGATGCATCAGTGGCCCAAAAATGAGTTTTGCCTCTATAGAGGCACCTTGGATCATTCGATGATACTTAAACGCATCATAATGCTCATTCTTGGCAAACGGGGTGTGGTGTGTTAAGTTCCCGCATCCTATCAATTCCTCAATTGTGTGTTGTTGGTAATGCTGCAAAAGTTGTTTCTTCTTCCACCCAGGATAATTGCTCTCAGCGAGCCAGTGTCCCACATCCAGATCTTCATCTGGACTGAGTGGCTCAAGATGGTGCCTAACCCAAACACGCGTGAACTCCCGCAGGCGTCTGAAAACCTTTCGGCCCATCAGCATTTTAGGGAATACTACACGTTTAAGGGCACCTTGCTCCAAACTTGGTCCATCTCGTAAATCGGGAAATGGCAACATCACCCCATGAATGGCCATACCTAGTGTGTTAACACACGAGGCAAGCCGTTCGTGACGCGGTTTTACCCATCTAATCCGACTCCCAACATGAACTTCCTTTGGTAACTGGGGTAGCACTTCGTCATCTCGATAACCCAACCAGTAGATACGAGACACGTTCACTGATTTAAAGGCCGGGGCGCCACGAAGCGGGTAGCAACA